TCAACACCGCCATCTACACTAAATGCAGGTACGGAGCTAGCACCACCAGACTGTCTTGCTTGAACATAAGCTGAGTCTATAGTACTAGTAATAAGAGATATTGTTTGAGCTGAATCTACTGTACCACTTCCACCGCCCCCAGTATTCGTAGACGGTTGAAATGTTAGAACACCGGTAGTATTATCATATGATAAAGTACCTCCGCCAGATGCGGATCCTGTAGTAACAGATATACCGGCTCTTGCTTCAGCTAAACTGATACCAGATCCACCGCCAGACTGTCTTGCTTGAACATAGGCCGAGTCAACGTCTGCTAGTATAATTGCTGAGACTGTTGCCGAATCAGTTCCTCCAGAACCACCACCGCTTATAACAAGATCGCCAGAACCGAGAAGAGTGTTACCATTAATAGTTTTAATATTGGTTCCAGATACTAATGTAGCTTGAGCATCAGTGATACCATAACCAGATATTGTTGTTGGTGTTGAAGTAATTGTTGACCAAGCATAAGTTGTTGGTGCACCCGTTAACGATGAGTACTGGCCATCAAACGCATCGGTGATACCATATCCGGAAATCGTTGTAGGAGTACCAGATAAAGAACTAAATGCTCCATCAAACGCATCGGTGATACCGTAACCAGAAATAGTTGTTGGAGTACCTGTGAGACTAGACCATTGTCCGTCAAAAATAGATCCAGCAGGTGATGAACCACCCATACCAGAATGATTAGTACAGTAGTAGTGTAGAGGTGGTGTGCCAGCAGTAACAGCAATCTCGGTATATGCTCCAGCAGAGCCTGGAGTTCCGACTACAGTTACACCCGTAGAATACGTGGCACTTGGACTGTTATTTGCATTTGTAGAAAATCTTAAAGGGTGACCAGAGTTTGATGCGTCTGATTGATCAAACCTATATGTTCTGCCTGGTTGAAGATGTAAATAAGGACTTACTACTCCTTCAAAATGGTACTTATTTCCAGTTCCATATTCGTTAGTGCCGCTTGCTACAGTGACTGTAATATCATGTCTAATTGCAAGCTTGGTTGCTATATTAGCAGTCACTGTATTTGCAAAATTTGAGTCATCATTTAATGCGGCAGAAAGTTCATCAAGTGTATTAAGTTGCCCCGGTGCGCCATTGACAAGAGCATTTATTGCAGAGTCAATCATTGGATTGACTACAGCTTCTACTCTTATATCTGTATAATATAAATTAGAACCTTCAGAAATGTCTGTTGTTGATTTAGTTGATAATCTAACATCAAATGCTGAATCATCTCTTGCAAGTGTATAATATAAATTAGAACCTTCAGAAAGATCATCCGTCGACATTGCAGACAGATCAATTTTTACTTTATCACCATTTAAATTAGTAAAGCTAGGCTGTCCACCAGAATCTTTAAGAGTAACACTACCGAGAATTAGTGAACTACCTGATAGATACAAATCTTTCCACTTCTTTGAAGCAGAACCTAAATCACGACCTTCATCGGAATCTGGTATTAGATTTCCATTGCCTGCTGCAAGCTTGGAAAATAAACTGGCCTTACTCATTTAATATTCCTTAATTGTCTACTTTAGCGCCTGCTCTCCATTGATAGCAGCTCCAATATCTTGCTTTCCATTTTGGTCCAGGATTGTCACAGTTATGTCTGGCACGGAAGGAAGCCCTTCGTGCTGGATCGTCTCTTTTGATTTCCATGTTAGGGTCACCAAAACCAACCCTAACAATATTACCTTTATCGTTTTTGACATAAACATAGAATTTTTTCTTACCGTCATTCGAACGAGTGGGATCATTTAGTTTTACTTTACGACCTTGATACTCTGCTTCAGTTATTTCTAAATCTTCATATAGATTACATTCTTCACAGATTGCGTCTATTTTTTGTTCTCTATATTTTCTAAAATTTTCCACTCCATCCATACCTTTCTAATCTATTGCGTCCTAATATTTATAGCATTACTTTTATTTTTATCCTTTAAGTGGTTTTGTTGGCGGTGTAAAGTTTGAGGTGTATCTTGCTAAACTCTTAGTGACTCTTAGGTCTTGAATATAGCCTGTCATATAACCTATATAGTTGGTCATTAAAAATCCACCAATTATAGTTGATCTAGCTGGAGTATCTTTTGTTATCGTTACAGGCGTCCCAGAAATTCCATTTACAAATACACGAACACTACCTGAAGATCTTGATACTGCAAGATGATTCCAAGTATTAATCGCTACTGCTGCTCCGTATGCAAATGCTTGACCATTAGCATCTCGTAATTGTACAGTCGTATTTGTACCATCTGTCTTAAAAGAAATATAATTGTTATCAGTGCCCCCATCTTGATTAGATAATATCATTACGTTATCCGCAGTTTTGTAAACCCATGCTTCTATAGTAAAATCATGCGTTCCTCTGAACCTTAGTAGACTAGTATCATCTATTCTTATATAATCACCACTTCCATCAAAATACATGGATTTTGTGTCAGCAAACTTAACTTGTGTTGTCGAACCAGTGGCATTTCCAAAAAGCTGCATATTATTACCCTGAGCTTTATTTATGATGGATGCATCTGTTCCTTTTATATGCAATGTTGTTCCTGCAGGAGTAGTAAGAGGAGAAAATGTTGGAGTAAATGCGCTTGTATAAAGAGCTGTATCAGAAATTCTTATATCTGACATATGCCCAGTGTAATAATTCCCTGGCGTTCCGCCGTTAGCTGCATCAAATTCCGTTCCAATCCCAAGCACACAATCTGCTAAAGGTGTTGATGGGGCTGTTATGCTGGCGTATTCATCGCCATTTATGAATGCTTTTAATGTGGTTCCATCGCTAACTAATGCAACATGACTCCAGACATTATACGTTATTGGTGAACTAAGTGTTGTTACAGTATCTGAACCTCCGCCGTGATTGGTCACTATCTGGTGTGTGTTGAATAATAAATTATTTGTACCAGAACTTGATGTATTGATTCCAAATAAATAATGACTTGATAAACTTGCAGGTGATGGATATACATAAGCTTCAATTGTAAAAGGAGATGTGCTTGAAGTAAATGAACTTAATGCAGCATCAGCTCTTAGATAATCTCCAGACCCATCAAAATAAATAGACCCGCCGTGATCTACCGCTGAGTATTCTAAATTGTCATGTCGGCTGAAAGCTTTTACTCCTGTAGAGCCAGTGTTAGCAGTTACTCTCCCATTACCCGTAATATCATCAAAATAATGGTAGCTGGAGTTACTATTAAATGGAGCTAAAAATATAGTATTATTAATAGCTGTTAAAGGTTCTGTTGGCAGCGAATTGGAAAAGTCAGATGTGTATACTGCATCTTTTACAATCCTAACATCTGAAATAAAACCATACCAAGGCTCATTATACAACGAAAAATTACCTATCGTTAAGTCAGCAGCAGTACTGTTAAAATTGGCCGTCTCTTGAAAGGACAATATTTCAGTACCATTTAAATATAGTTTAGTTTCATCTACTCCAGTTCCAGAGCGAACCAGAGCAATATGATTCCACTGATTAATAGGAAATGTAGCTGTTGAAGTTTGTGAGTTGTTTCCATTAAAATAAAAATATTGAATAGTACCACCCGATACTACACGGATTTGTGGTCCACCATTACTAACACGTCTTTGTGAAAAGATAACAGAATTTCCATTAAATGCTTCGACTGTTGCATATGCCCAAGCTTCCATTGTAAAATTACTAGTACCAAGACTATAATCCCCTCCTGTATAAGGTTGGTATCTTAATTCCTGACTACCATTAAAATAAGCGCTATACCCACCATGTCTGTATGGACTAAACGTACCAGCATGAACATTACCATATGATGTTATAGTATGATTATTGGTTGATTCATCTGTTATATTATTGTTACTACCTGATGTATTAACTGCTGTTGCTAATAAAACTGTATATTTACTGTTTTGTACAATAGAAATAAAACTGAGTGTAAAACTTGATACATGTGGTAAAATATTAACACCATCAGATGCTCTAAAGGTAATACTGCCTGTTAGTTCAACTCCTTCTCCTACTTGCGCAACTGTCTTAGGTGTGATAGTAAAGACGCTTGAGTCTTGACTGATGGTTGCCATACTGTCCATTGATCCGCTAGTTACATAAGAATACGATATTGGAATATCTTCTGGATCTGAAGCAGCTAGTGTAATAATAGTAGCATCTTGAGGACTATCTGCATCCAGCACATAAGAACCAGAAGGTTGTCCGTCTGAATCCCATGTTGGAGTAGTGTTAATAAGTGCGATGTTATACCAGCCGGATCCATTCCATATATAAAGTCGATTTGTAGCTTCTACAAACTGGATATCACCAGCGTTGTTTCCTGTATTTGGTAAATCGGCTACATTTGCTACACCTAGATCTGTAGATGTTTCAATTTGAGTAATTATTGCTTCTGGAACTGCATTGGTATTTGTCACAATGTCATTCATAACAGGGTTACTAACCATTGCTTCTGCTAATTTAAATGCTTTACTTGGCATTAATAATCTCCAGAATTACTTTTACTATTCATTATCTTTTTTTGCACTTAAATATGCTGCTATAGCCATATCTCTGCGCTCTTTTGCGGTTTTACCTTTAAACTGTGGTGCATCAGACTGTTTAAAATCATCTATCCAAGCACCCATACCATCAGCTACAGAAAGTTTTTCATTTGCTCTACGGCTGATACTAGATAAAGATTTTTGTGTTGATGTCATAGTTTTTGGTTTAGTATTTCTTGACATATGAGCTGCAAATTTTTTAGAATCAATCTTTGGTGCCTTTTCGGACACTTCTTCAGTTTTTAATAAATCTTTTGGATCTTTCCCTTTACTTTTAGCATCAATATAAGATTTTGCAAGACCAAGTGAAGGTACTGTTCCAAGAGTTTTAACTTGACCTTTATTTAAATGTCTAATAACATATTGACCAGCTCCAGGTTTACTTAGAACAACATATTGTCCTCCAGCCGGATGCGGCTTTTTATGAACAATTTTCATACCAACAGTTTTTGGTTCAAACTTTTCATCAAGTTCTACTTCTTCTTTTTTCATACGCTTCTTCCACATGTAGTCTTTTACGACTTTGCGGATTTCGTCTGTATTAGTTGTGCGCTTGTTAGCAAACATAGTCATAATAACGTCCATAGACTTGCCATCGTCAACTGCTTTTTGAATTGCTTTAGCGTTTACTTTTTCGTCAAGTTCAACTTTTTCTTTAACTGCCCATTTACCAGCAGATTTTCCGGTTCCTTTAATAACTTTACCAGAAACTTCTTTTGCTTTTTTACGTGCATCAGCTTCGTTATTATATAGATGTAAGTCACCTTTTTTTTCATCAAACGGTTCTTTCATACCTTCATTTAAGTGTTTATCCATGACTGATAAAATCTTTTCACGCGGTTCTGTATCCAACTCATCAACAAACTTATCAAGCTGTTTCTTTTGGTTTCTTTTCATCATCATAGCTGCTTTAATAAAATCATTTTTATCAATTCCGCCAGACTTACGTGCATAAGTTTCTAACTCTTTTGCTGCTGATGCCATATTACCTTCATCTAAAGATTCTGTACGAATTGCTTTGCCTACAGTTTTTTCAAATTCAGTTGCAGCTGCATGGACTTTTGCTGGATCATTATCTGGGTGAGCAAACATATAATGACCACTCATATCATTGTGATAATGTTTCTTACCTGATGCCTTAACGCCATGTTTTTGCATAATATCTTTCAGATGTTTACCGATTGCCTTATGAGGTTTGTTTTCACGTTGGTCATAAACAGGACTAGCTTTTTTAATGACTTTGTCAATCCGAGCTGGTATCTTTATCTTAATATCATGTACATTTTTACCAAAACGTCCTGCGGCCATTCTTTCTTCCGAAAACATTTCTTGTTTTACTGATTCATTTGGATTTTCATTACCGGGTTCTTCATCTGTGTCTTTTGCTATCATATAATCACGAACGGTATCTAGGTAATCCATCGCTTTAGTGATTTTGTTCTGGCACCATTCTGGAAGATTTTCATCATCTTCAAGCATGTCATGGAGTTCTTCAGCAGCATCTGCAATAGTAATAAGCTGAGTCTTTGCCATATCACCTTCGTAATCATATTCTCCTGCATCTACATCTTCAAACATATAGAGATCATAAAGATATTCGGTATTTTCTTTCATAAGACCATTTATTTGATCTGCACTATAATTATGTTTAATCATTAAATTATTAATTGCAGACATTGAAAGAAAAGGTATATCTTTAGTAGCTAATTGTTCTAATTCATCTTTACCGAATTTTCCAACCATTGCAGAAAGTTTAATAGCATCAGAAGGTTGAATTCTCTTGCCTTTCATGCCAGACCAGTGTTTAGCTAATCTATCTAATTGATTTGTAGCCAATTTTTCTTCTATGGTTTTCATTTTGAACCTCTTACTTTTGCAGCCAGATCTTTATCTGCTTTACCCCATGTTCCTGATGATTTAGTTACAAAGGAATTAACTCTTGCAAATCCCCACTGTTCTGGTGTAGTACCAGGTCTATGTCCAGTTTTCCAAGCAGCAACACCACGATTATAAACTTGTCTTAATATACCAAGAGGCATACCAGATTTTTCTGCTTTTTTCTTAAGCCCTGCTGTTGCATCTTCTTTTATATAATGTTTAAATTTAATCATTTTGTTGCCCTATTTTTTGCCCTAGCTTTAGCTAATCTAGCACGATCTAACATTCTATCGTGTTTTAGTGCATCTACTTCTTTTTCTTTATCAATTTTTGCTTGTGCTATTTTTATAGCATCTTCACCATACATTTGTCTAAATTTTAAGGTATGTGTGCTTGTTTTTGTTTTTGCTGTAGCATCTCCAGGAGCTGGTTTATAAGCACTTCTATCATCGTCTGCTTTCTTACCATGTTTAGCAAAATGTCTTGCTCTAGCAAGTTTAGTGGATTTTGATTTAATACCAGCATAATACCCTTTTGGTTGAACACCTTTTTTATGTCCTATATCAGGATCTTCAGCTTCTGATTTTATTTTAGACTTTTCACCAGGAGTTATTTCTTTGGCTTTACGTGCAGATTCTGGAGTTCCCCAATCGGGCTTATCTTTATACATTGAAGAAGATGATTCTGATAAAATCTTATATGGGCCTTGTAATGGATCTGCTCCAAAATCAGCTTCTAAATGTGCAGGTGGTATATCATTTGGATCTACTTTAGATACATCATCTAACCAACATCTCCATGTTTCACCCTTTGATTCTACTATTAAATAATTTGTACCTAAATATTTTATATTGCCGATAATGCCGTTTTTAGTTATTACAACTTGTTCACCTTTTTTAAAAATATTATCTCTAAGATAAGATTCTCTAATATCGGATACAGGTTCAAGTTTAATATGATTTCTAAACTGTTTTTGTTCTTTTAAACCCATACCTTTTCTAATATCATTAAAAAGTTTTTTAGCATCACTATTTGACATTTTATCTGGTAAACCTTGAGCAAAAGAAGTAAAATTATTATTTAAAGCATATTCTCTTTGTTTAGTGCCAGAAGCACCTTCTGCACCTTTAGCATCAGGATCTCTTTGTCCGGCAGAAACTATTTTAATACCATTAGCAAAATTATAGAAACCATGGTTCCCCTTTTTGCCATTATACTTATTTAATCTTATATTATATTCATCTAATCTATCTGAACCAGCAACCATAACAACTTTTCTATAACCACGATCATATAAATCGGTTAAAGCATCAAATGGTGTCTTTACTTTTTTATTAACTAAAACTTGTCTTGCATGTTTCGGAAACATTTTACGAATATATTTTATTTTATTGGTATATTCTAATGGATTATCTTTTTTATCATTAGACTGGGAAAGATAAAGAAAATAAGGATTTTTACCAGCAACGGCAGATAATTTATCCATTAGCTTACCGTGTCCTATAGTAGGCGGATTCATTCTACCAAAGGCAAAATAAGCAACCTTTTCTTCTTCAACTAAAAATTGAGAAAAAGAATTAATCATTTAGCACCGCCTCTTTTTCTTTCCATTTCAGCTTTACGAATAAGAGGAAACATTTTCTTGGCTAAACGATCAATTCGTGTTTTCATTGCTGGTTTATCAAGTCTTTTTTCAATTTCTTGCTTTCTTGCAACAGTTAGTTCTCCACGAGGAACATCTTTTGTTATCTTGAGTAATATTTTATTACGAGCAGCCCTTCTTGCTCTTTTCAATAGCACTTCTTTACTTGCTACACGACGAGCCGCTCTCTTTCTACCAAGAGCAATCTTAGCGCGGTTTCTTTTAAAATCACGCGCTTTCTTTAATCTTTGAGCCATAGACAGAGCTTCAGTCTCAAGACCGTCGTTTAAACCACGATCAAGCCCCGTTCTTCTTTTTCTATGTCTTTTATATTTAATTTCATCTGGTTCGCCTGGAGCATAATCTACAGTAATTAAATCTTTAAATTTTAACATCAGTTTCTTCCTGGTTTATCCCATCCTTTTAAAATATTTGGCGAAAAGTTGTTGTATGAAAATTCCATCCTATCAACAATCTTTACAGCGTCACCACCAAGTCTATCAATTGCTACATAACCTTCGTGACCTGTTGTTTTAAATCCTTTTGTAGTTTTTACGAATGTATCAATTTTTTTAATATTATTAAGTATATTTATAAGTTTTAATTTTACTAATACAATTAGTTTCTGTAATTCAAATACCTTTATTAAATTTTGTTTATTAGTAGGAGAGAAAAATTTTAAGATTTCTTCCCTCTTTTTAATTTGCGCATCTTTGCCGCGTTCTGACTTGCGTTTGAAAATTTCTTTTTCGTATTTATCTTTGATCCATCTAATGAGTCCGTCGGCATGTTTTCGAGTGTCTTTAATAATTTCGCCTTTCCTAACAAAGGAGTTGTTGTAGGTTTCAATTGTTTGCGAAAGTTCAGCGTTGGTTTCAATTTCTTTAAGGGTGCTACTAGATATTTGGTTAAAGAGTTTCCCAATTTCCGAAAGACGTTCATTTACTTCCTCCGTATCCTTTTTTGACATTGTTACTTTTGTCATATCTCTTAGCATTGCATCTTGAGACCAGACAGACTTTGACTTTTTAAACTTAGTTACATCTACACCATAACTTGCTTTCATCGTTTCAAAAGACGATCCTGTGTATGTTGTGTGCCAGACGATTCCAATTTCTGCTGATCTAATTTCTTTTGCAGAAGGAGTTCCTTCTGGCACTGCATAAATAATTGTATTAGGGTGGAAAGTGACATATTTTTTTCCGTCTATAGTTTGACTTGACAAGTCGCTTTTACTAAATAAGAAATCTCCTTGAATAACTCCGGTGATTCCGAGAGAAGGCAAATATTTGAGTGCATCTTTGAGCTTAGTAGCAAGATCACCAGAAGTATCAGCATCAACGTCAGCTGCAGATTTATAGACCTTAGGATTTTTGTTGAATATACCTTTTTTGGCAACGAAAAATTTATTATCACTCGGATCAATACCAGCAAAAACAGCAGGAGCACCATCCCATTTAACACTTACATTTCCTTCCTTAGTACCAGCAAGCATATCTCTTAAATCTCTAAGAGCAAATATTGCCTCTCTTGTTCCTTTCACACCACCATAAATAACTCTATCTTCAATATGGGTCATGTGTGTGTTTTTATTTTCATTTATATGTGCTTTAAAATTTTGCATGTTTTATACTACCTAGCTTGGATTATCCACTAAAATCATTGTAAAGTCACATGAAATTGTAGCATTTGATGAACCTCTTACACGAACATCTAAATCAGTTTTTTCAGAAAATTTAAGAGGAACTGGAAATTCTAATGTTTGATTTGATTGATTTAAAGACATTGTTGTATTTACTCTAAACGCACCACCAAATGGTCTTTGATAGAAAAACAAATCTACGATTTGATTTTTACTTGCACTTGCGGCAATACTCATTAGATATGCTGTTTTATTTGCGGGAACAGTATAAAAGCATTGAAGTGTTTGTCCAAATCCTGCTCCAATTTCTGTAACTAGGGTAGTTCCTCTTTTAACTTGAATTTTACCTACATTTGTTGTTTCATTCATAAAGGCACGATTCACTCTTGTAAAATTAACAGATCCAGTAGCTGTGGGGGATGTGCCTGTCAGAGTAAACGTTTCTTCTACAGGGTTATAATCTGAGTCTAATCCTTGAACGGTAACGTCCGTTGTGTCTCCTGCGTCAGTTGAAACTACTGTAACAGCACCATTAGTGTATGACCAATCATATAAAAATGTTGTAGTTGTATCTGCCGCTGTCCATACGGTGGACATGTCAGCTGACGCAGTTCCAAACACCCCACCAAATTTATGAACACCAGAATATCCTTCTAAATTTCCAGCTGCAACATATATGTTGCTTGCTGCACCAAAGGTGTTAATAATGTTACCGTATTGATCAGCTAGCATCATTATTTCATGAATATCTGTATTATTAATTCCAAAATGTCTTTGTCTACTTACGCTAAATTGACTCATTTCATCAGTCCTCTTATTGTGTCTAAAGCTTTCTTACCATCTGGATGTTTTGGATTTATACTTACTTCATTGCCATTCATAAAATCAGAAATATTTGCTGATTTACCTAGTGCAGTGATCGCTTTATGTAAAGGATCTTTTGGATCGTACCTTGTTTCAAACCCAGGCTTACCTCTCAGTTCAACCCATTTACTGTCACCCTTGTTCCACATCTTTAGAACGTCCATGTTTCTACCGCGGATTAACTTGAGCTTTACGCCTTCTGATATGAAACTTTTAAATTGTAACATAAAAATTCCTAATTATATTTTACCTACTATTTATATAAAAAAAGGGGGTAGATTTTACCCCCACAGTTTATAACAAAGGAAATTTAACTTATTATCTTTTATAAATGTAAGCATCCATACTATCAGCTAAATTAAGAGGAATATGACCATGACCTTGACACTTAACATAAAACTGATAATTTTTGCCAGCACGTTTTAAATCTTTATTTAAATTGGATACAATTTTTCTAACTGTAACCAATTGTTCCATATCAGATTTATCTTTTTTATAAAAAGTTCCAATGTAAGAATCTGATCTAGCTGAATTAACTGCAATTCCCATAAAACATTCTCCCTGATCTAACAAAGGTATAACCTTCTTTCCACATTCTATTGTGAATATCAGCTTTTTGCTTTTCGGTTAAACCTTCATACCTTTCTTTTTCTCCTGTGTTCCAATTATATATTCCTTCAACATACCACATTATTTAAATTCCTTCAACAAAGACCGTTATTAAAATCATTACTATAAAAAATAATCCACAAGCAACAACCGTTCCCATTATGCATATTCCTTGTATTCAGTTACTTTTGCAATATCTTTGATAAGTTGCTTACCAAAGTCGGTAAATAGGATGCCTTGTTCCCATACAAAATGTTCAACATCTTGAATGTGATAGAAAGTTTCACATCCTGTGATCCAGCGAAGAGCATCCCAGTAATCTCTGGCACCCCAAACTTGAGCTTGCTCAATCCGTTCTTTAAACTCAGCAACGGCTTGTTCTTCAGCAATTTTTTCATGCTTGATTTTTGTTTCAAGCTCATCGCAAAGAGCATTCCATAACTCTTGTTTCTGGCGATGTGTACGAGCATTCCACTCATCCATAAGATCACCACGAGGACGGAAACCATAAACATCTTTATGGAGATCTGAAAAACCACAATCTGAGTAAGTGTAAGTCATTTTTATTTCCTTCCGATTCTTTTTACACTATCAATATAGTATAATTTTAGGGGCTTGTAAACCCCTAAAATGAACTTTATGCCACTTAGTAAGTCTCCAATCCAGTGAAACCTTCTTGTGTCCATCCACGAGCAACACCATGAGCTGCAATCATGTGAACATAGTCCATCTGAGGCCAATGACCTTCTTTCAAAGCCCATTGCTTCATATCGTGCTGAACCATTGTAGATTGTTCACCTTGAGCCGTATCAGCATTGATACGGCGAATCTCATCTCCAACAAAAGCGATTTCTGCTATAGACATTACGCTACCTCCTTAAAGCCAACCATTGCAACTCTGTATTCAACGCCATCGACTTCCATACGATCACCCATTGAAGTAGAACGAAGACCTAAACCATCTTCACGTTCAATAAGAACTGTTACATCATCATTAGCATCTTCGCCAATTTTCTTAGACCAGCTACCCATTAAGTTGTTGGTCCAACGAAATGCATACTCAAGCGCTTTTTCAAAATCGTTAGAAAAGTAAGAAGCATTGACTTCTGCAACTGGTGTAAAACCTTCTACGTCGCCGGTGATTTCATTGCGATCCATATGTTTTACGATGATTTTCATTTTTTCTTTCTCCGATTCTATTTACTCTTATAACATATACTATTTTACACTACTTGTAAACCCCTAAAATGATTTTTTTTGTACTTT